TGAAGCGTATGAGGCTGGTTTATTGGCTGGCAAAGATGCCGATACTCCTAAGTTTGTAGTTGGTACTCCAACTACTCCACTTGGAAGTGATATTGATTTTGCAAAGAAAACTTACATCCTTGACGGTCTTTGCGGATTTGCTTGGGTAAACATTTCTCCAGCGAGAGGTGCCTTTGTGAATTGGTTAAAAACTCAAGGGATTGGTAGCAAGGGCTATTACGGTGGGTTCGAGATTTGGGTTCGTGAATTCGGACAGAGCGTAGACCGTAAATATGCTTTTGCTCAAGCCTTCGCTGAAGTTCTTGGAAAATATGGAATTGAAGCGAGCGCTGGTAGCAGACTTGACTAAGTAACAAACTGGAATTCATCCCGTCGGTCTCTTCTTAGATTGGCGGGATGAATCGCATAATCACCTTCTAACCTTTCTTGGTTATGCGTCGGGTATCATTTCCTACGGGTACCCAATAGTTCGGTGGCGTAGTAGCGCCTGTTGTGCGTCCGTCCTCTCTCTAGCACGACTTTCATCGCTCCGCCACCGAACGCCTTTCCTTGACAGTCATTCATCTTGATGATGTACCCTTAAACAAGGTTCGCAAAACACCTACTCGCCAAAGTGAGGTCAGTCCAATACTGACAACATAGAAGCGCTACAACCAGTAGCGAATAAATGTTCACCCCTAACAATGGAGGAATATGCGATTCTATGAAAAAGTTATTTCAAAACCAGTTCCAGTCGCATTATTTATCGCTGGATTCATACTTCTAAATCCTTTCCATATCCCGCCTGACGAACCAGCGCAAGCGGCAGAAGTAATCATGAAACCAATACTGGTTGAACGCACACCTGAAGCATCTAAAGAGTTCGCTAAAAAGCGTCTCGATGCTTACGGTTGGGACACTCCCGCTCAATGGGAATGTCTGCTATCGCTATGGACGAAAGAATCAAACTGGCGTCCTAATGCCTATAACAAAACACCTGTATACCAAAATGGAGAAAAACTTAACGCTGGCGGTATTCCGCAAATACTCGGACTTGACCCTGACATATCAGTTGAGGAACAAGTAACCCGAGGATTCGTTTATATCGAGCATAGATATTCCAATCCTTGCTCGGCGTGGCGTTTTTGGGAAAGAAATTTTTGGTACTAACCTCCCTAAATGGGAAATGAAGAACAAAAAAGACCTTCAGCAATAGACGATGCGCTCGCAGAAATTGGGCGCATCGCTTTTGTTGAACCAGCAATTTGTACAGGATGGGTTCTCGTTTCTGAATGGATGGGCGAGGGCGAAAAAGATTATTGGACATTAACTCTTGCTGATGACCAAAATCCTGATTGGCGCCACCTTGGATTAGTTCATCACGGATTAAAAAACTGGGAGGGGAATGATGATGTCGGACTCAGAGACAAACAGACCGATGAATGAAAAAGAAAAAAACGAATTGTTAAATAAATTGATTGTCGAACGATATGGAGAATGGGCGACACGCAAGACTTTAGTAAACGATTCTGATAAGTAAAGCGCTAAAATTTCAACATGGGTTCATTTGTTTCTAAAGCGCCGTGCCGTGACGCCGACCCGTGGCTATTTGACCAATTCAATTTAGATTTAGCCCAACCAGCACTTAACTATTGTTCCCGATGTATTTTTTGGGAAGAGTGTGAATCTCTAGTACAGCCTAAGCCTAATTTTTTTGATGGAGTTGTTGCTGGCAAAATATGGCGCAACGGGAGAATTTTGGCTAAGTTAGATGCCTCTTCCCCCTATCGGTTAATTGTTGGAGAGGAACTCATTGAAGAAAATTATGATGCCTTGGAGTTTCCAAGGAGCGAGTTGTTGGGGGGTACCGACGGAATTCTTCTTCCCTGAAGGTTCATCAATCACGGAAGAGAATCGAATAGCAAAGAAAATTTGTAGTGGGTGCGTATGGAAAACAGAATGTCTGACCTATGCGTTACATTACAAAGTAACGGGTATTTGGGGTGGAACATCACTAAATGAACGAGACAAACTAAGAAAAAAACTAAACATAATCGCCAAACCAATAACTAATGAAAGGCACACAGCATGAGCGCACCAATAACAATTACAGGAAATATAGTTAATGACCCTGAATTAAAATTTACTCCCAACGGTAAAGCCTTAGCGGTATTTACAGTAGTCACATCTAAGTCCAGTAAAAAACCCGATGGAACTTGGGAAAATACAGATACAACTTTTTGGGATGTAAAAGCATGGGGAAAGATTGCTGAAAATTGTGCAGATTCTTTAGGCAAGGGAATGTCAGTAATTGTTGTAGGTACCGCACTTCAAGAAAACTGGGACGACAAAGTTACAGGGGCTAAACGCTCAAAGATTGTGGTCACCGCTTGGAGCATAGGCGTCGATATGAAGCGCCATACGGTTGCTCAAGTAAGCACAACCAGCCGTGCAGAGAAACCCAATACAAACCTACCCTCAGACCCTTGGAGTACACCTTTATCCGATATAGCACCTTTTTAACCCTGATGTAGTATTATTGGGGTTGATAAACTCTCGAAAGGGGTTGTAAATGGCAATATGGGTTGATTTCTTCAAGGAGAAGTTAGAAGGCTCAAAAGTTGTTGTTGATGCAGAAGGTAAGCCTTATGTTTCAAAAGAGATTGCTCCAAAAGAGTATGTCGAAGTTGAATTAAACATTACACAACAGTTTTTACCGTATCACATATATTTTCGCCGTTTTGATGTCAATGGCGTTGAGTTAGAGAATCGTCTCTTTGCTCAAGTTGGCGACAGAGACTTGGCTTTGAAATCTTTCAATGACCTGACTGCTAAAAGATTAAACTCTTTTGAGTTAGTGCTAGACGGAGAATAAAAGGCTAAATTCGCTTAACGGTATAATCTACGGGTGTACGATAACCTTTCACCCAATAGTGAAGGAGTCGTGTCTGTTTTAGGGGCTTTCGCTATTCAGACTCACGAATTATTTTCGGAGTTGGTAACTGCGGGTTTTAGTCAAGAACAGGCAATCGCAATCGTCGTAGGATTAGCAACCAAAGAGTAGAGGGTTAGATGGCTGAGAAAATAACACCCGATTTACAAGAGTTAGGTTCTACTGGGTTACGCCGTTCGGGTGGAACGGTCTTTGAAGAATTTTTAGTTAATCTGCGTGGACAGCGTGGAGCAAGAATCTATCGAGAGATGGCGGATAATGACCCGACCATCGGCTCTATGTTGTATGCAATCGAGAAAGTTATTACTCGTCTTGAATGGCGTATTGACCCTTATTCAGATAATTCGCAAGACGGAGAAATTTCTAAAGAAGATAAAGAAGTAGCGGCGTTCGTAGAATCTTGTTTACATGATATGAGTGAGTCTTGGGACTCTGCTCTATCTCAAATGCTTTCAATGTTGGTCTTTGGTTTCTCATTCCATGAAATTGTTTACAAAGTCCGTGAAGGCGATAACTCAAACCCACAACGCAAATCTAAATTTAATGATGGTCGTATCGGTTGGCGCAAGATGCCAATTCGTGCTCAAGAAACTTTATTCCGTTGGATGATGGATGAAGATGGCGGTATTCAAGGAATGGTTCAAGTAGACCCATCCTCGGGCGGTATCCATTCAATTCCAATCGAGAAGGCTTTGCTATTCCGTACCAGTTCACAAAAGAATAACCCTGAAGGTCGTTCTATTCTTCGTAATGCTTATCGCTCTTGGTACTTCAAGCGCCGTATTGAGGAAATTGAAGCAATCGGTATCGAGCGTGACCTTGCAGGTTTACCAGTTGCTTATGTACCACCTGAGTTTCTTTCATCAACAGCAACAGCCGAGCAAGCCTCAGTTCTAGCATCAATTCAAAACATCGTTACATCTATCAAGCGTAATGAGCAAGAGGGAATTGTTATGCCCTCTATGTATGATGACCAAGGACACAAAGTATTTGATTTAGTTCTTTTATCTTCAGGCGGTTCTCGTCAGTTTGATACAGATAAAGTTATCCAGCGGTATGACCAAAGAATTGCAATGTCAATTCTTTCTGACTTTATTCTTCTTGGTTCTGACCGAGTTGGCTCTTATGCTCTCGGTACATCCAAGATGGATTTATGGTCAATGTCAGTTGATTCAATCGCTAAGAACATCGCCGAGGTAATGAACCAACACGCTATTCCTCGCTTGTTAAAACTCAATGGTATGGATGTCTCTCGTGCTCCTTATCTAACTTATGGTGAAGTAAGCCATGTTGATTTGAATGAGATTGCTGGATTTGTTGGCAACTTGGTACAAACAGGCGCAATCGTTCCTGACCCTAAGTTAGAAGAGTATTTAAGAGACTTGGCTGGTTTACCACCTGCTGAACATGATGGACAAAATTTTGGTATGCCACCTATGCCTGAAGGCGCAGGGATGCCTCCTATGCCTGAAGAACCAGCAACATCGGGCGAAGAAGAATTACCACCTGCTCCAACTACGGAGGCTCCGAAACTCCCTGAAGTTGGTTAGAGATGTCGATTCATGTTGCTAAGGCACGGAATAAACGAGTACCGCTAACGCCACAGGAACAAGAACTTGCTCGTACTCTGTATAACTCTATTCAACGAGCCACAGATAAAATCTCTATGAGGCAACTTGAGTCTTTGCTTCGTAACATGAATCCTGAAACTTTAGAGCGTTTATTGTCAAGCATAACTATTGCTAACCAAAAAAACATTCAAGAATCATTATTAAACTCTATTGACCTTGGTGGCAAAGAAGCAATTAAAGAGATTCAAAGCATTGCACCTAAATTAGCCTTACCAGCCTTCTCACCTTCTAAGGTAAAGATAGATAACAAATCTTCAATGGCTAATATGGAGTTCACCAAACTTCCTACATGGGCGCAACCTCGACCACCTAAAGTAGATTTCAAGATGTCTTTCAATAAAACGAATCCAAACTCCTTAGCCTTTGCTCAACGCCGTGCTGGAGAACTTATTACATCTATTGATACCTTAACTCGTAACTCAATTCGCAAAGCAATTATTGATGCTTTTAATGAGCAATTAGATTACAGAGCAACAGCCCGAAGAATTAAAAATGTTGTTGGGCTACATCCAAAATGGGCTGATGCGGTTACTAATTTTGAGAAGAAAGAATATGCTCGCTTAGTTAAAAGCGGAATAAAAGAAGCAACCGCTCGTGCTCGTGCTATTGAACGGGCTTCTCGTTATTCAGATTCTCTAAAGAGTAAAAGAGCAACAATGATTGCTCGCACAGAGATTCAGATTGCTCAAAACGAGGGACGCCAAGAGGGATGGAATCAAGCGGCTGAACAAGGCTATGTAGATGTTGAATCACAAAAGATGTGGATTATTGCTCAAGATGAACGCACCTGCGATATATGTGTTGATTTAGACGGAGAGATTGTTGGATGGAATGAAACATTCTCTAGCGGACACGAAACCCCAGGCAGAGTTCATCCTAATTGCCGTTGTACCATGGTAATCATCCCACCTGAAAGACGCTCATGAGTTACATAATTGCATTACCTGTTGGATATAAACCAGTTCTCAAACATGGTGACCATGACCAAACTGACCACGGCGCTTGGGCAACCCAAGGTTCCGAAAAAGAAAAAGAAATTCACGAACGGATTACTGATGTCAAAACAGGTAATTATGAAAGAGATAAATATGATGAAGAGGATAAAAACCTTTATCAAAAAATAGAAGCAAAATATAAAACAAAAGATAATAAAACTTATTTATTGTCCCAAGAAAACATTAAAACACCTGAAGGAAATAACATAATTGAAGTTAGAGCCTACGAGCCAAAAACATTAGCAAGTGGTAAAGAGGGTAGAAAACAAATCGGTTCATTGGCTACCGAAGGTAGAGACAGTTCAATAATAGATGGTGTTTATGTTGATGAAGAACATCAACGCCAAGGTATTGCAACTGCCATGCTGAATATGGCTAGAACCTATGCTCCTGATAATATGAAAATCAGTCATTCTTTTTCTTTGACGGATGATGCAAAAGGTTGGAGTAGTGTTGTTAAGCATGGCGAGCATGACCAATCTAGCCACGGCTCTTGGGCTTCAGGTAACTTTGATGAAGATACTCAAGGCGAAGAAGCGCAAAACAATTATTTTGATAAATATGGAATTAAGACCGATGGTAGTAAAGAACCAGTTGGAATTTCTCGTGACGAAATAAGAAGTTTAGATGACTATACGGCAGATGGTTTCAAAAGAATTAACCAATACTTACGCTTGGGGGGTACAAGCCCTTATGAAGAAGGTTCTTATTATGACAGAGAATCTCGTGGAATCAACGAAAATAGAGTTGCTGATTTAGATAAACTTATTGAAGAATCACCTGATTTGTTTGGCGACAAAAATTTGTATCGTGTATTCGCAAATACAGTTTTGGAAGATTTAGAAAAGGGTGATGTTTTAACGGATAGGGCATTTTTATCTACAACGAGAGTTGATATAACTGATTCTAAAAATTCAGATACATTAGAAAACTTAAAACTAATTACGGCATCAGACGATAGAACGGCAATTATCCTTCCTTCTCCTTCAGGAAAAGGTAAAGGATTAGCAGTCGATTATATGAAAAATGCCGTATCAGACTTATTTAATAACACAGCAACTTCTAATAGAGAAAAAGAAGTTATATTGCCTCGCAATACCCCTCTAAAATACATGGGTTTGAAAGAGGTAAGTAGAGAAAACGATGTTAATATGGTTATTGCGGTCTTTCAGAGGATGGACAAATGAGTAGATTCGTAACTGACACCCTAGATGGCATTGAGATTACTCGTGCCGAAAATGTAGTCAAACATGGAGACCACGACCAGTCAGAGCATGGCAACTGGGCTAGAGGTATCGAGGTAGCCCCTGAAATAGTCCGCTCAACCCTTGAGAGCGTCAAAGCCGATGGTGGGCTTACAGTTAATATGAAGGATGGCTCCAGCCCTAAAGGGGGCTTTATGGTTGCCAAGGGCAAGAAATTTGCCGCAATCGTTAAGGCTGATGATTTCTTTGATGAGGCTAAAGGCTCGGAGATTCTTTCCTCCTACCTCAAACAACATAAATCTGAGTTCAATAAGTCGAATAACTACCTCGGTTTATGGCATAATACGAATGATGGACAGGTTTACCTTGATGTATCAGAAAACATTGAGGACGAGGGGGAGGCTATCTCTCGGGGTCGTGAAAGAGAC